AGATATGGGTTATCATCTAGTCTAGCTGGTATAAATTTTCTTGTAATCTTGTCTTCACCAGTAAAACTTTCATTAGGAGGTGATGGGTCTAGATACCTTTTTTTGACCCAACTCCCTCCAACTCCTCCAGGGTTTGCAGTACACCGAATAAAGCATTGTATATTTTTATTAGTTGTTCTTAATCGTGATTGCAAATATTGAAGGGGAAATTCTGTGGGATACTGTGTTAGCTCGTCAATCCCTATCCAGGTATATGATTGACCTTGGTATCTATACACATCAGCATCTCTATCCAGATATCCGAACTCCAACGAAGCTCCTGAAGGAAATCTCCAAATCTTTTCAACTTCTCTAAACTTTGCACCTGCAAAAGCTTTAGGATAAAGTTCTCTAGATTTATCAATTAATTCTCTCAACTCTGGCATAGACTTTCTTAATAACAAAGCTCTATGTTCTTTAATGTGCATAAACCTTAATGGGTCTACAAGCATGGCATATGATTTACCACCACCTGCAGCTCCTCCATACAGAACATCCTGCTCTGGTGCAGCTAAGAATTCTGTTTGTGGACCTGTATTAGGTTTGAATACTATTCTTTCTTTCTCTTCTTCTAAAAGAGTTTTAACTTTCTTAGGTAGAGTATCAAATTGTTTCTCTCCTATAACAGTACCTTTAATAGATACCTTATCAGTCTCTGCTCTTTGAACTACACCTAAAGCTTCTTTCTTAGCTCTAAGTCTAGTAGTCTTATTCTCAAGATTCTTTTTTAATCTTTTAATTTCTTTTTCTTTTTCTTTAACTGCTTTCCTTGCAGCTATCTTTGCTTTATGTTCAAAGCTATAATTATACTGTCTCTTCATCTCTACTTAACAATCCATTTGGTTTATCAGTTAAGTCATCTCTATCAATGATTTTCTTTAATCCCATTGCAGATAACTTACGACCTGTTTGATGCTGTAATATTTCAACACCACCTCTTAATGAAAAAGCACCAGCTTTAACACCATCTTTAATTTCATTCAAAGCTAATAACTCTTTATCAACTTTCTCTAAAGTTTTATTATCTTCTGATAACTTATAACCAAAAGGTATAGTAGAACTATTTCTTCTCTTCATCTATTACCTCTACATCTTCTGCTTCTATAATTGGTTTCTTCTCAGGTAATATAAATATACCACTACCTGAACTATGAGTAACATCTAACTTATCTCTTTTAGCAACACCAACTCTGTCTAACAAGGTCTGGGCTGCTTGAAGTTTAGCATTGACTTGTGGTATTGGGTCATCACTATTCAATATCTCTACTAATTTATTTGAAGCTTGTGGAGCTGACTTTGCTAGAATCTTTGTGGCGACATCTATGATTTCATCTTTCAGACTATTTATTACTGAATAAGATGCACCAGGTTTATAACCAGCTAAGTCTAAAGCTTTATTGATATCTCCCTTTGCTTCTGAAGATAATGCTGCTAAGAACTTCTCTTGTTGTTCTGTTAACTTCCTTTTATTATCTAAGGAAGGTAAATAATTATTAACCATAATATGATTATAACAAGTTTACAGCTAGTTGACAACATTTATTTTCATTTAGAGTTGACAAATGCAGGAGTGGGTGTATAATATAAGTATACTCTCCAGGGGGTGAAGCACCTATATCTATCTGGGTCAGTCCAGAAATATAGCAAGTCTCTATGCGAATCTTTGTAGCTGGGCGAGTTCTATCTAGTTTACATCTAAACTATCTAATTTTGTATAAGCAGTATATATATACCCCACACACCCACCATGGCACATGGGTATCCCTTGCTAATGATAATCATTCTCATTCTAATCTATAAGAATATTAAAAACTTTTAAAAATCTTTTAAAATCTCAATAAATCTTTTTAATTGGTTTACAATCTTTATAGATATAAAACCTATAAAAAATTTAATCTTTAAGCCCTCAAACAATCTCCAAAAATAACAATAAAAACAATATCTTTTTAACAATTCTAATAGCTTAAAATATCAGGCAATATTAATCTAAAATTTTAAAGAATTTTAATAGCTGGGCTGGGCTGTGGATAACTTTAAATCTATTAAATTATTTTCTTGAAATTTCTTTTTATTTATTGCAGTCAATTTTTACAAATTTATACAAATTATATTGCTTAATCTTTTTATTTTATTTCTAAAAACTTTTATAAATTTATTTTTTGATTTGCTTTGATTTGGTTGATTTGGCAAAAAAAAGCTACTTTCAACCAAAAGTTGCAAAAAAAAGTTCAAAAACCCTTATTTTATGCCAAATTTTTTTCTTGCTTTTTTTAAATAAATTTTTTATAAAATCGTATGTTTTTAAGAAATTTAAATAGAAAAAATAAAAGACTGTATAAAAGATTTTGTACTGCTTTGAATTTATCTCAAAGCAATTCAAATCATTTAAAAGCATTTATTCACTATTTAAAAGATATAAACAATAACCCTGATTTTGAAAGCTGGTATTTCAAATATGCCAATAATAATTCCAGCATTTTGAGGGGTTGCAGTTTAAATCTTGTTAGAAACAATCATAGATTTTATTAGAATAGTTGTTAACTCAACATTAATAAAATCGTTAAAATAAACCAACTACAACTAGGAGTTGAAACTATGGCACTATGGAAAACACCAGAAAAAACAAAAATAATAAATCATATTGATATTAAATATAGAGAAATTGAAAATATTGAGTATCAATTTCAAGTAATGTCAAAAATTTTAGAAGCATTTGAAATTAAAGATTTAAAAAAGATTTTAAAAGCTACTAAAAAAATAAGAAGAGTAGAAATAGAAGAAGAAAAAAACAACTAATACAACTAATAGGAGAATAAAAAATGACTACAGTTACAAACATGGTAAGCAATAAAGGAAATAAAATAGCAAATCAATTTATAATATATACAACTGAGGGTAGTATTTTTCAAAGCTACAATTCAACCATTGTAAAGATTGATAATGGTAAAACCTATCTAGATATTAATAAATGGGACTACTCAAAAACTACTGGCAAATATAGAAATATATTTTTAAATGAAAACAAAAAACAAACTGAAGAAAAAATAAAATCTGGAGAATATATATTGACTGATTTAAATAAATAGTTGCCTTATTTAAAACACAATATAAACATAAAATAAACAAATAAATATAGGAGAATATATACACTATGAAAAAATTAATATTATATCATAAAAGAAATATAGGAACTGGAGAAAAATATATAAATGAATTAGTGTATAGACATTTAATAAACTTTACATTGGAGCAATTGATTTCTAAAAATTTAAAAAATAAATTAAAGTTATATGTTTATTTTAGAAAAAAATATTCTTTTGATAAAGATACAGTAGGTTATCTTCAAACATATGCTCAAACAAAAACAGTACCAGTAAGATTTGCAAAAATGTATATAAGAACTGACATGAGTTTTTTAAATATAATTGAGACTATTACTCATGAATTAGTACACTTAAAACAATATGCAACTGGACAATTAAGTAAAAGAATATGGAAGAGTGATAATAGAGTACACTATAGATGGGAGAAAAAAGATATAGGAGTACAATCAGATATTGAATATAAAAATAGACCATATGAAATAGAGGCATTTAAAAAACAATTTCCTTTAGTTGATAAGTGGACTGATTATATAAAGACACCTAACTACTGGACTAAAGAAAACAAACTGGGCTTAATATGGGATGTAGTATTAGAGCAAGTTAGGAGAGAGTATAAAGTACTAGAAGAAAAACAAACAAGTAAAGAAGGAAACCAAGAAAAAAGAAAACAACTAATAGGAGAATAAACTATGCACTACAATAAACAAATAGCAATTAACAGTATGAAGTCTGATAAGTTATTACATAAAAGTCATGTTAAAATGTATAAAAAACAATTAGAACAAATTAATAATGCATTAAACTTTTTAAATTTTGAAATAGAATTACATGAGACTTATGGTGATGAGTATACTTATAATGATAGAGAAAAAAATCTTATGTTAAAAAATTATTCTTCTAGAAAACATTTTGAAACTTTAAAAAATAAAATTCAAAATGAATTAAAGAAGAGTATAGAAATATCTAATAGAGAACTCTCATA